GCAGTTCACCCCGATTGTATACGAACAGACCACGCTAGCTCAGCTGGCTGCTATGTACGACGCTTCGCCGAATCCGATTCGAAACTTCATTCTTGTTAGCACTGAAGGGAAGTTCCTTGGCAAGTTCAAGTACTACCAAAACACTTTGGCGATCTTCGAGTCTTACTTCGTTCAGCCATTACGCTTTGTAGAATACAGACTTACTAGCACAGGTTGGGAAATATACACGTTCTATCCCTTTGATACGGCTACTCCAAATTCTTACCGCCGTTCAACTGCAGGTACAAACTACGTGCAGATTAACCTGCCGAAGATGTATACGACCCTTAACGCGTATCTCTCGTCTACTTCGTTTGAGCGCGATGGTCAGGCTATCTCTGGCTCCATCTGGGATGAGTTTAGGAGCGAGCGTCCTCAGCTCGTTCGGTATGACTACTCCGCAAAGATTGGTCATGTGCTTGATGGCGCTCCGGCAGGGTCTCCGATAGTGTCGGCCAAAATTAAGATGATGCTCTCGTATCAGCTGAATGCCGGAGATGAGTTTAATGATATCGAGATTGACGGAACTCCTGAGATCCTTGTGGCGTTTAACAACTACACCCAGAACGCTACTCAGACTCAGTATTACGAGTCGGAAATGGAAAACATCCACTTCTCGTTCACCTTCGACCAAAGGCGTTATAATCCGTTCTACTCCTACAACTCGTTCATTATCTATCCGCAGATTGAGTTCTCAGTGTTGGGTAGTGGCGGTCTTCCGGGATCCTTCCACGATCTCAAGACGATTGCGGCAGAAGAACAATGGACGTTTATCGACCACGTTTAAGGGGTGATTATGCCAAATACGACCGAGTCGAAAGAATGGCGTAAGATGGTTGAGCCAGCTGTCAAAGGGCTTATAGCTCTCATGGCAGCTGCTGCCATCTGGCTTAATACCAATAACCAAGACAAGTGCGAAATCCGTTACTCCGAGCTGGATAAGCGGATCTCTCTTGTGGAACAGAACGTCACGGGTCTTCAGGCCAATCAGACTGCGCTAAGCGGAAAGATTGACAGAATCCTCGAAAGTGTTCAGACGATTAGTATCGATATTGCCAGAATGAGCGCGGCAATGGATAACACAGTCGTAAAACGCAAATAACTTCAACCAAGGACTCATCATGAGCAAACTCCAATTTAAATTCCCAGTCTTCAGTCCGTCCGTCAAAGCTTACGTTGATGGCGTAGAAAAGAGCTTGGTCATCCTCGGCAACAGAGGTGCCAACCTGCTTTTCCGCGACACTAGCGACAACTCTCTGTACGAGGTGGCTTGTCCGATCGGTTCATATCCGAACACCATCGAATTCAACGTGGTGTGGACTGACCATGTAGAACCTTCTCCTGAACCAGAACCGGAACCGGAGCCAGATCCTGACCCAGATCCAACACCAGACCCAGACCCTGATCCGGATCCGGACACTCCGACAGACGATACTACTCCCGACACGGATGCTACCGAAGGCGGTTAGACCTTCGACAACAAAATCCCCTATCCGCTTGGATAGGGGACTTTTAACACCACAAACAAAGGTAATCTATGTCAACGTGAAGTTCAATTTTTAGCCGGTACTTCGTCGGCTTTTACGATTCCAGAGGTCCGTACAATGATCTTAGCGATTTTTAGAGGTTGGTTAAGCCACTGTAGAACTGTAAGGTTTCGCGTTCCAAGGAGATCTTTCAAAGGCAAGATCCAGTCCTTTGTCTCGTCGGAGGTTGCTAGGGCTGTCCAGAACTCCCCGAGTTTCTTAGAGTCCAAGAATTGCAAAAGAGGTTCCCTGCCGTTCTGCTGAAGCATCCCATCAAAGACTTTGACAAGAGTCTCCAGCTTCACAGCCAGAACGACCTTTTCAGGACCGGACAAGGACATTAAATCCCTCGGACAACAGCTTCGGCAGCTAAGCGACAAGCTTCAGCCTTGACTTGTTTTTGGTCTCGGTCTGCACGAAGAAGTTGAAGTTTAGGATTGGAGTCAATCATCGCATCAAGCTGCTTCTCCGTTGGACGTTTCCAATCTACCGGACGCTGTTCTTTAGGAGGATTAAGAATCAGCAGAATCAGCTTGGCCTTCTCATTTCTGTAGAGGTTACGGGCATCAGCGTACTGTTGGGCCGAAAGTTCCATTTCGTCCAAGGCACTATTGACGTCGAGCGCAACGGACTCTTCTTGAGTTTCGCGTTCGTTACACATGGTCATGTTCCTTTGCTACTTTACGATAACCCAGTCTTCTGCGAAAAGATCCCCAGTACTCGGAACCCATCCGCAAACGTAAGAGTCGTCAGCAGTCTTAATGTCCAAGTGTGGACGGATTGTCACAGCACGGTCGCCGTAGAAGTTCTTAGCGTTTTCGTTCCGCATCTGGGAGCCAAGAACTGTAGAACCGTTCTGCATGGTCACAAACTGTCCTTTGCCGTTCCAATTGAGTCTGGCTACTTTGTGACCGTCTTTCAGCCATTGGAGAGCCCATGAAAAGTTCTGAGGCTTTTCAGCAGGATCAACAGCCTGAGCCTGATCAGTCACAACGTTCGAAGGTTCATCACCGGAGGTAACGAGCTCATAGGTCTTATCGAAGATATCCTTCTTGCACGGATAGAATTCTCCGTTGACACCACGAATAACCATGTCGCCGATAGAGACGATGTGGTCGCCTTCAAGCGTATGGATCTTAAGCTGACCGTCCGGAGCAAAGAACGCATCCTTGCCACAGAAGTCAATCACTTCATGGGTAGAGTTGAGAAGTCCAGTGTACTGGATAGCTTCAATCACAACAGGTTTCTTGCGAGCAAATACTCTCATCTGAATTCTCCTTAGAACGGGGTGTCCAAAGCTTCTTCCGGAACAGCTGTCGTGTCAGCTACCGGACGTTGAACCGGATTACGGCGCTTAATGGTAAGCTTTTGAGAAGCAGTCTTCGGAGCAGGTTTGATAGCCTTTCCGTCATCGAACGAAGCGGTTACCACGGGTTCAGAGCCTTCACCACTTTCAGGAAAGTTGGGAGCGTCAGTAGAAACTTCCGGTTCCGCAGCAACCTTAGACTGAACCTGCTTGCGTGGAGCCATGCTGACCCGTTCTTCGCGAGTCTTCGGAGCGTTATCAGCCTTTGTGTCATCTTCTTTCTTTTCGTAGCGCTTCCATTCGAAGCCTTCCAAGCAAGAAGTGTCAACCACGTTTTCAGCTTCAATGAAGTCGGAAATCCAAAGCGGAATTTCCGGGCCACCGTCATTCCAATCGCCAAGATCGATTTGGTGTTCTTGGCCCTTCTTGGTGGCGCAGAATGTAAAGTCGGGATAGGTCTTGGCCGGATCCTTCTTAGACGGAACCATCTTTACCATGAGAGACGGATGAGTACCAAGGAACTTGTCGAAGTTGAGGTTGCCATCCTTGTCCATGAAGTTGGACTTTTCCAAACGTTCCCAGAGGTCGTTCGGGCTTGCAGCCTTTACCCAACCTGCAAGCTGAGTGAAAAGCTTAGACTTTTCAGCGAGCGAGATACGCAAGTCATTGGTCTGAATGACCTTGTTGTTGCCTTGGTCATCTACGAGCTGCATTGCGAAGCGAATAGCGTCAAACGGATTGCCGTCGCCTTCGAACGGTTCTTTCTTGTGGATAAGATAGCCGACGATGGTGGCAGCGTAAAGTCCGTCAGAGAGTTCAATGCCAGCTGCGGACGGTTTAATGATTTCATCTTTAGAGATTTTGTAAGCCATGATTTTATCCTTTGCCACGGATAGTGGACTTCAGTGTTCCCCAACCGGGGTTCATTATATAGTTTGATACTCTGAGCTAAACAGGTTTCGAGCGCGGAATGCCAGATGGAAGGCCAATAGCCACTCGGACTATTGGCCTATTTGATCGAGGAAATTCAACGGTATCGGCGTACACAAGCTTGGATGTGATTAATATGGATATGCTTATCAGGATAACAGTAACCTTCAAGGGTCTTATCATCCAGATATATATGTACCCACGCAATCATTTCTCCTTTATAATATATCGGATAAGGGCCATCGTGCTCCCAAACATCTCCAAATCCATTTCCTTCTACATTTTCGTGCACACGATAAGTTACTCCATAATCATTTCCGATTTTCCAGTTTACTTCCGTTATTAGCACTCCTCCGATACGGTATTTTCGACTTCTGCTATAGTCGTTTTTATGCTCTTGCTTGTATTCTTCTTCCTTTTCAAGTAATACAAGAACTGAGTCAACTCCGTAATCTTCAATATACTCTTCCATATATTTCTTAGAGTACCCAAACTTCTTTCCTTGCTTTATGACACTTTTAATCTTTCTATTACGCTCTTTTTCCTGGATAACTGCATCAATAGAATCTTGAACCGCTTGCACAGAGTCTTGGTATGCTTGAATCGAGTCTTCGAATGCTTTTACCGAAGCTCGATGTATCGAATCTACGATAGCCTGCTTTCTGGCAATATATGCCTGCATTCTAGCTTCATGCGCTTCGTTGGCTCTTCTTATAGAATCTGGGCGATCAATTTCGTTAACATGATAAGCTCTTGCTCTATCTCCCGTGCAGTCTAACCAAGAATGGCTGTATGGATCACCACCGCAAGAAGCATATGACTGCACGACAACGAACAATAAAACTACAAGTTTGACCATTTGTTATCTCCTTTGAAAACTTGGTTCAACCCCATTACAATCGGAGCTATCTGACCCAACCAAAAGCCTTTAAAGCCGAGATTGATGATCCTGTTTGCAGAAGAAATAAATACAGTCGTGAACATGTCAGCTCCATTTATGGCCCAGATTATAATCACGACGAATAGAAATTGCAGAATGTGGGTGACTATAAATCCTACGAAAAAGGATTTAAGAATTGCTTTGAACATAAGTTACCTCGATGTGGTTAGTGAGTGTTTCTGTCAATTAATAGTTATCACTCACTAACCAATCCACTCTCGGAGCTACTCAAGCCCCTCAAGGAAGTTCAGCTTCATCGGCGTCTTCACTCTTGGCAACGGAATGTGCGGAGTCTCGTCAGGCTCGAATCTTCCTGTATCCGGATCAAATGGTGGCTTGGGTTCCAAAGCTAGCTTAGCGATAAATGCACTGTCGGAGCCGGGATAGAACGTAGGCTTCTTGTATGGCATCATAAGGCTTTCAGTCAGACTGTCTTCATCGAGTCGAAAAGTGTCTTCAGGAAACCACGGCAACAGAGGGTTTATCACGCCTTCGTTGAGGTACGCTTGCATTATGGGAGCATTCAAGTACTCCGAACGGTCGCAACAGCGGTTGATCCATTCTTCGCTTTTGCAGTACACACACTTGCATGAAAGCGTACGAATGTCCGCAGTACAAAGGGACAACTCGCCACAGTGGTCGCATCTATGCCAATTTCCAGTGTACATGTATCTCCGAGCACGCTGTTCAACCGCTTCGGTCATGGTGGCCGGTTCGTGCAGAGGTGCAAGCTCTTGAGCCTTCTTCAAAAACAACTTGAAGCTCCACAGCGTGTTCTCGCCGACCTTGATATGCAGGAGGGTTCCAAGCTCGCTGTAGTGGCGTTCGGGGTTGCTAAGGATTTGAGACATGTCTTCGAGAACGGGCTTCAAGACTTTCGGAAACTGTGCCGTAAGCTCGAAGATCTTTTCTAAGGCTTCTTTAGATTCCATTGTTGTTTGTCCTGTATTTATTGTGTAACCATTTTGCGATGCCGAGGAAGTCCTTGCAACGGTCTTCGCGGCTAATGTAGTTGGAGAAGAACTCGCAGTCGCTGTAGTCCACGTCATACCTGCGGAAAAGCTTCCCAAGTCCCTGCTTGATAACGGGTTGGCTATTGCCGTCTGGAGCGTTATTGATACGGTCAACCAGAGCTGTAAGCTGTTCTGCGGCTTCCTTGGCTCGCTTGAGACGAGGCACAGAGCGAAAATCCTTCTTAACCTGCGGAACCCACGGTGGAAGGTCACCATCCGGACTAAGCCTTCTCTTACCAACCATTCCCCACTGGAAGTCCACAGTGTCCTTGCACCAACACGGCAACAAGCTGAACTTGGAAGGAGAATAAGAAGCCGGATCCACTCCGGGAATGACAAGGCGGTGAGGAAGGCTCTGCTTCTCTGCCATCGAGATCGGTCTTTCAAGCGGAATGACTACACGGATTCGCTTGGAAGTATCGCGCCATCTTGGAGTACTATACCAGATAGCAAAGACGTTGCTCGGAAGTACTGACGGAAGCCAAAGGCCAATGTTCTGCACGGTGCTTGGAACCTCGTCAATGTCAAGGATAAGGACTTCGGTCTCAAGGAAGTTCTCGTTGCGAAGACCAGTCCTTCCAAAGTCTTCCTTGACTCTTGCAACTGTGAATCCGGGCATAGTATCCTTGGGTTCGTTGATATAGCGATGAAGGCCTTGGTCAATCTCTTCGCACATATGCTTCAGCCTTAAGATAACGCTTCCGGCGAAAGTGCTCTTGAGGTGGCACTGGGATTTGTCTGAAATGGCATAAGAGCATTCATAACGTGGCTTGATAAGGAACCGCTGCTTAGTCCTGTTCTCTCTCCACCAACGCTCTTCGGCTAGGCGGTCAGATTCTTCTTGCTCTTTGGATCGAGCTATTGGATGGGGTTTACGGATAGTGAGTTTTGTCATAATAACCTCGGATTTGGTGTTCAATTAATAGTTAGGGGTATCAAATATTCTAGAGGGTGACGGATGCCAAATTGCCCCGATACCCGTGGCTTTCCATGTGAGACATGGGCTCTCTTCAATTTGGTATCGGGTATCATATGGTATCATACCATCTAAAGGAAAAAAGTTTAATTTATTAAATGATATATATGATAAAATAGCATACCATAACGCCGACAATACCCCTCCCATATCGATACCCGCTCCCCGATACCCAAAATTCCAGATCCGAAGATCTGGAAGTTCTTTTACTTGGCAGGCATTTGTGTCGAAAGCTCTGAAGCCCTTCTGGACTTGTAGTGAACAGTCTTAGCTTGTTCTTCGGCTTTGAGAGAAAATCCTTTCCATCCTCGTCTGCCGTGGTTCATGAATGAAGCGGCATTAGGATATACGGACTTGATGGTTTCTCCGATAGCCTTAAAGAACTTTGAAGACGTAAGATCAAGACCTCTAAGACCAATGCTGTCTGCTTCGAGTTGAAGGGCAGTGCGAATATCGAGATTAAAGCATTTGCCATTAGGATCTTCGGTAGATACGCGCTGCAACAGGTCGGAGAGATATTCTTGCTCTACTTCTTCCTCTTCGTCGGCGCGGCGATACTTGAACATCGGTTCGCCCTTCGAGTTGAAACCCACAGACTCCCATTGTGCTTTGGTATTGAACGGTTCGTCCGGAAGATTATCACAGAAGACCGGAGCTTCAGAGTTGTAAGCATATCCCAAAGCCTTGTCTTGCATCCTTGCGTAGATGAAGCACCACTTCACGAACTCGGAGAACTCATCGAGCAAAGCTTGCTTGATCTTTATCTGGTCAAAGTCTGGTTCGTTGAGATCCTTTCTTGTGAAGCAGATTGGACTGACACGAGAATCTACGAACACGTCCGCCATGTACGTGGTGAAGTTGGTCACTGCCATGATCTTTGTTCCTGCCATGTTGCGTGTGACGTCGGATCTAAATTTCACCTGAGTTGACACGTCATCGGAACCAGTAATGCTCTTGACAATAGACCTTCTGACAAAATCAGTCACTTTGTTTACTTCAGGAACGAAGAGCACGCGACTTGTCATACGGCTCAACAAACCGTTTTGTGTGTTTTTGCTTTCAGTCGCTTCTGCCGGAAGAGTAACGGCGAAAGTGGGATTGCCAACAAGGTCATTAAAGCCTTGCTTGACCACATTACTGAAGATACTCTTACCGTCCTTACCGCTTCCGGCCACAATCAGGATTTGGCGACTGAAGTTGGTTTCGTCTAAGCATCCTTCAATCCACTTGGCAATGCGGTACAGTTGGCTCATTCTATTATCGCCAAGACGAGTTTCAAAGAACTTGTCCCAAGCTGGAGGAAGATTCGGAACATCGCCGGAAGAGAGACTTTCTTCAGATGGAACGAAGCCGTTGATGTTTGCGTAATGGATGGCCAGGACTTTGGGATCGTTGGAGAAGTTCTTCACTTCTTCAAGCTCGTCACGTGGAATGTTCGGCACAATAGTTCCAATGACTTCTTGCCACTTTTCTTCGCTGTTTGTTTGAGGAGTTTCAGTGTCAGAACCTCTTGGGCGTAAGGCGATAGTGAGACGATGAAGGACTGATTTTTCATTACCGCTTTCATCGACGTAGTGCTTGTAGACTTCACGGATACTCATTCTGTTCAGGATCTCTTTAGGCCAGATGGTGTGGAGCATTTCCACGACAGTAATTTCTCGACCTTCCGAATTTTTTCCAAGTCTAAGGTCGGTGATATCCACAATTTCAGAGGCGTCCTGATTTTCGCGGAACTCGTAACAGTACTTCTTTGTGTCATCGGTCTTTCTAAGAATATCCCCTCTGTGGACTTTCCAGAAGTTTGACCAGAACTGCGGATCCTTTTTGATACGGACGGATCCTTCACTTTCGTAGATAGGAACTGGCAAGAGCTGCCCTTTGAACTTCATGTAAATTTGTCCTTCGCCAGACGGGTCTCTTGCCCACCACTTGAAGAATTCCTTGTCGGCCTTACTCCACGTTCCCAATTCAGCCGGAACGGACAGAGACGAGAATCTGGTAGAGATTTTGTAATTGCCAAGTGCAGCGTCAGCAGCTCCCAAGACGGATCTTTCGAGTCGTTCCGTGTTGATGGACTCAAGTTGCGTCTGAATAAAATCTTGAAGCTCCTTTGTATCTGCCCACTGCTGACAGTTTGAAAGATTGACTTCATCACCGGCGATTTCACGGTTTATCACCTTTCCGGCTGGAAGGCTCAAATCGGTCACATGAATCCTGAAGATCCTGATAGCACCTACATCACTTTCCTTGCCGTGCTTTCCGCAGAATTTGCCTTTGGAAATGCAATTCAGAATGGTATTGGCCTTGGTCTTGTGAAGAACATACTCCACTTTGACTTCATAGCGTTCGTCATTGAATTCTGGATTCTGTTCCAGATAGCGTTGTTTGATTTTTTCTAGCATAAGATTCCTTTGATTTAGAGTGTCCAGTCAACCATGCCAACAAGCTGACCGTGCTTGAAAACGTACGGCATGATATTATTAAATTTGTCATTGTGCAACCACTTACAGGTATAAATTTTCTTACCACGCTGGCTTTCAATCACAAACTCGGGTGGTATAAGCTTCTGTTCTGCTGCTTGAACCTTCCAACGCTGTACGACGTATGTGCTGTTGTTGTGGTACACTGAAGCGAATTCATTTCCTGACGCGGATCGTCGGATTGCATAGCTTCCTAAAACGTTTCCGTCTTTATCGACTTTGTCGATTGTGTGCTTATCGTGATTGTATTTGAATAGCAGGTTTGTCATGCTTGCTCCTAGGATTATTTATAAATTGGGGAGTATTCGACACCCCTCATTTTTTAGTTGTACGCAACTGTCTATTGGTTCCAGTCGAGTGGCCGGAACCCGAGTGGGTAGCTCCTTAGCCCGAGCTCTCCGAGTGGTTTGCATAGGGCTAAGGAGTTTTACCATGCCAAGTAAAGGTTGTAGAAATACCAAAGAAGTTCGCGTGCTAGAGCGAACCGAAGACTATTGCTATTTTAGTGTCCCGGCTGATGTCCGTGTCAATCTGAAGACGGGCGAGATTGAACGAAAGCATCTGAACGGAAAGGAGAAAGGCACGTTTGGCGTTGCTCCTCTTCACCCGAGTAACAAGTCAGGAAGCTTGCGATTCAGGTCTGCGGGCGGTCGAGAGAGCTACAGCGCGGCTCGAATTATCTTGGCTGCTTATAGAGTGAGTCCGGCTGACAATGACCATAGCACCATTTGCTTCAAGGACGGAAACCGCTCCAATATCAGCATTGACAACCTATACTTCGGCACTGGCCCTGAAAGTCGAGGGCTGGAGGTTGACAATGAGTGGTACGAAAACATGTGCAAGCTTATTCCAGATCCTTCTAAACGTACTGTGAAGAATCCGGAGTACATGAAGCTGTATAACCAGAAGAAAGGATCTGATGGCCTTAACCACACGGAACGTTATTACAAACGTCTTCGAGAAAGGTTGTCAAACTCCTAAACTCCTTTATGATACCTAACAGGAGTTTAACCATGGAAAAATTGATTAATTTGCTGGACGAACTAAGCCAGAAGTACAAGTTTGAAGAATCTGATGTCAAGCGCATTCAGGAAGAAATCTTTGCCATTCAGAAGGGCGAAGATGATGTCTCAGCGGCTGACCTCGACAAGGATGACTTTCAAACTCCCGAAGGCTATGAAGGTGATGACGATGGACTCTCCGCAGACGTCTAAACCTAAGTGTTCGCAGGCACAACTTGAAGCCTTAGCGAAAGCTAGGGCTGTTCAAGCTTCTGCCAGAGTTTCTAAGGCTTCTGACCTTCCGGTCGAGAGGGCCAAGTCTGAAGTGGATCCGAGCATCCAACTGTCTCCAACCATGCTGTTGGAGCTGCTCCAGTCGCTCAAGACCGATATGCAGAATATGTATGCCGAAGAGATGAAGAACATCGACAATATTAGAGTGCAGCTTGAGGAGATAAAGACCTTGCTGCCTAAAAAGCTTGATACAAGCTTCCTTGACAAGTACAAATAACCAAAGACAACGTGGTCTTTAAACACGGGAGGTCGTTATGCCAAAAGGCGAAAAAATCGCAGCGGCAAGAGCAGCCAGAGATCCGGCTAAACTTAGGCTCAGCATAAATTCCGCTAGACAGAAGCACTGTGACAAATGTAACCGGAAACTTGTCAACAGCCTTAAGTACATCTCAGAACACATGCCAGAGCCGGTATTTCCCGGAAAGACTCTTGCGTCCAACGGTCATGTGTGGCCAAAGGTTACGGCTCTTACGGGCGGTCGAACCCTTACTCACGATGAAATGGAAGATCTTACTCTTCGGTTGATTACCGGTAATGTCTCCGGAAGACCTATGGGGGTTCACTCGTTTGCAGTAAGGCTTAGGCCCTTCTTGCCTAGCTCAATCACTCTCAATCCTAACTGGTTTGACAACGAAGACCGTCTGAATGATCCAAAGGCTCATGAGGCTATTGTGGCCTTCAAGGAGTGGTACGAAGAGTACATGGGCAACATCGAAGCTGAGTTGCTGAAGTACTACATGATGCACGGCGACAAGTTCGGAAAGCAGTACTTGACAGTGTTGGAACGCAGGTTCAGAGCTAACTGGGCTGTTGGCACTGCGGCATACCAAGCTAAGCTGACTGTAAACAACTCTGAACAAGCTGAAGGATCTGCTGAAGGCGAAGAAAAGGCTAGCGGCAATAAGATCGAGTTCATCTTTACAACGGTTGAAGCTCAAAGGGAGGTTCCCCATGAGTAGACCATTGGCTTTGGATGCTCGATTCAAGCGCCGGAACCCTGATGCAATGTGGTCTGAAGTCTTGAACGGATGGTACGACCGTAAGACTGATAAGTATTGGCCTAGGCCCGACAAGTTCGGAAGGCTGAAGTGTTTCTCGTTGGATGCTCATCTTCAGCGCTCTGGACTTGAGACAGCTCTCATTCAGGAAGAAGCAGTCCTTGATGGGTGTGACGTGTGTATTCAGGACTATGGGAGATCGGACGATGCAGATACCCTGTAAGCTTTCTAAGCCGCAGGAAGAGTTTATGCGTCGGATGGACGACCCGTTAGTTATCATGCAGTGTGGGGTAGGATCGGGAAAGACTTATACTTCCTCGATCTGGTCTATCGCACACATGGTTCAGGGAAGACGCTTGGTAGCAGGAGCTTTGACTCACTCAGCTCTCATGAAGACGCTCTTTAGGCAGATTTACGAGCTGGCGTGGAAGTGGAAGCTTAATCCTAAGATGAACAAGCAGGACAAGACCATTAGGATAGGCGACGGAATCATCTACGGGTACTCGAACGAAGCTCCGGATGACGTGCTTGGGTTGTCGGATATCTATGGGCTTGTGGTTGACGAAGCAGCTCGATGCTGTGAATTATTCTACAACAACTTGTCTGACCGTATTCGTGGTGAAGGCATTGGCGCTCCTCGAAAGAGGCTTATATCTTCTCCCTCTGCGGATCCCGGTGCAGGATGGTTTAACGATCTGGTTGCTAGTCGGCCTGAGTGCGTTATTAAAGCTTCCCTGCTTACGAATCCGTTTGTCTCTGATGAGTACATTGCAGAATTGACTGAGCGATACGGCTTTGGAAGTCCCTTGTACCGTCAGCAGGTGCTTGGAGAACTGGTTAGTAATGACTATCTCAACGCTATTGTGCGTTGGGAGGACTTTGCTACCTTAGAATCGACGCGTTTCTCTCCTTTATCCCGACCGTGTTTCCTCGGTATGGACTTCTCTGGAGGAACTGGACGCGACTTGACGGTGGCTTCGGTGGTGAACGAGACCGGCCTGATTGAGCAAGTGGCTAACGCTTCCATTGACACCCGTGGGCAAACGTCTATGCTTCGAGACACGTACACGCAGTACAGCTGTAGATCTTCACTTCTTGATGGCGGCGGCGGATTCGCTAATGGGACTTATGACGCTGTGAAGTGCGACCCGGCTATCCTGACTCGGAAGATGGCCTTTAACGACAGTCCTGCTAAACCTGACTTTTTGAACGTTCGAGCTGAAATGTATGCTGAGCTGGCTGAGGCTATTCGAAACGGGTTCTATATTGACACTGCGGCTAATAAGGAACTCGTGGAAGAGCTTAGAAACACTTTGGCATATATCGATCAGAAGGGTAAGATGCGAATCTGCCCTAAAGAGGACATCAAGAAGGTCTTAGGACGGTCTCCGGACAGGGCAGACTCCTTGGCTCTGGCGGTTTACGCAATGAATCATCAAACGGCTGTTAACGCTTCGGCGGTAGCGCAACGGATCTTAAACCTTAACAACTGGACATAATCATGTACAATGATGAAGAACTAATGAACAAGGCTCGTGACTTTTTGAGGGATAGCTCTTCCCACTTTAAGACACAGCAGGTCAGAATGGATCAGGACTTGCAGCGCTACAGCGGCAACTTTTGGTCTGAAGATCTTATCAAGGAATGGGGACGCTCTGACCGACCGAAGGAGGTATTCAATCTTTGGAAGGTATTCATCAACGCGATAGCTAGCCCGTTCTCCTTAAGCCCTTACCATATTGAGCTCGAGGACAAAAGTACTAAAGAGCTTGACGACCTTCAGAAGTCTATTAATGCGTTTGAACACAACTCGGATACTAAGAATCACATCATCGAGTGGCTGTCGAATACGGCTGTGGTCGGTCAGGGCGTGGCAACGGTCAGTATCATCGACAAGAGCAAGGACGAGCAGGAAATCCGCTTGGAGCTTATCGACGACATGAGCTGCGTGGCGCTGGATCCGGCTATCAATACTACGAGTGGCTCTGATGCTGAAATGGGAGCTATCGTGAACTGGATGAGTCTGGTGAAGGCTAAGCGCTTGTACGGCGAAGATGTGGTTAGTACGAGCTATCCGCAGATTCTTCCGCCTATGTGCGACATCGGAGACCAGTGGGCGGCAAAGGCCAACATGATTCAGGTGGTCAACTTCTACTATAAGGATACTGACGGAAAGGTCGTGTTCAGCCAGATCTGCGGCCTCAAGGTTATCAAGCACGAGAAGATGCCATATACGACTATTCCGATTATCCGCATGACCGGCTACAAGGTCAAGGACGTCAAGAGAGCGAACGACTACATCGGGGTGGTAAGAGCTACTCAGAGTCTTCAGCTCGGGGCGAACATCGGCTACAGTACGCTCATGGAACGCATGAACCGCAGTCCGAAGGGCAACTTCCTCATGCCGGTTGGAGCCATTGAAGGGCTGGAGAAGTACTATCAGATCGCCGGATCCCGTGAAAGTCTGCTTTATCTTTATAATGGTAACATCGCTCCTACTCCTATCAAAGAGAGCTTCGAGACCGGAGACTTGGTTAATACCATCAGTCAGTGCACAACGCTTATGTCTAACGTCCTCGGCATTCCGATCACTGGCATTAACGGCTTGAATCTTACTGACAAGACGGCTACTGAAGTCTTGGTGCAACAGACCAATAGCCAGAGCAACGTGAGCTGCTTCTATACGAGCGCTTATGAAGCTATTAGAACGCTTGGGCGAATCCTCATCGAGCTATACGGCTTTAACGCGGATGCCACTGACTTCAGTCTCCAGAATGGCCCTGACGTGATTACGCGTAATGCGAAGAAGCGCCAAGAGCTTTCTCTGCTTGTAACGCTGTTGCCGGATAACATGAAGCCTATCGTGGCTAAGTACATGGCTGATACGCTTGACGATACTATGGCTGACAGCTTGGCTAAGGACATTGTAGCGAACATGGATCCTAACACGAAGCTTGTAAGCGATACGGACATGGATCCTAACGCTGTGCACATCTTGAACGGCATGAAGAACGCTCTTGACCAGTCCATGCAGGAACTCTCTAAGACCAAGGTAGAGAACGAAGAGCTCAAGAAGCAGCTTGACGCTCTCAACTTGCAGGTTCTCAACATGAAGGGCCAGCAGGAACTCGACTGGAAGAAGTTCCAAGTCTCTGAACAGAACAAGGTGCGCCTCGAAGAAGCTAAAATCTTGGCACAGGGCGTTCAGATCGACAACAAGGCTAAGGCCGATGCAGATAAGACGATGCTCGAAGGCGAAAAGCTCGCTCTGGAAGCTGACAAGATTAGCAAGGACGCAGCTGCAAAAGCTTTAGACGCTATTAACAAGGAGGAACAAAATGCCTTTATTCCATATAGCGCTGGGTAGTCCTTCGCCGAATATGAACGCTTCTAGCCGCCGTGAGAGTCAGATCAGCGGCAGAACTGGCGAAAGGTTTGGCGAGACTAACTACAGACAAACTCCAGAAGAGCACCGCGCTCTGTTAGACCGTTATAAAGGTGTGAAGGGTATTCCACCTGACGTAGCTGCTGCACTTGGCGAGGAAGAAGAAAAGCTCTCTCCGAGATACTGGGATACGGATTCAGAACCTAGGTACGGTGGAAGTACGCCTAGCTCTTCCTTTGTCACGGCGATGAACGTCAGTCCAGGCTTAAACCTCTGTACGTTCACGATGAAGAACGGAAGGAGCTATAGCTACGCGCTGGATCCTGATCGAGCTGGTGATATTCTTAACAGCAACTCGATTGGGGCTGCGTATAACAAGATGGTTAAGCTCGGTCATAGCAATATTCCGGTGAACGTTACGCCTAGGAGTGGTGCTCGACTTGGGCCAGCTCCTATGGTTCTTACGGGAACGAGGGGTGGTCTGGCTGCGGCTGGAAGCCCTTCCGGAACTTCTTACAGGCCTACAACGGCATTACCGACTGGATCTCTCACGATGCTCGGCTTGCAGGGTCTAGGAACCATCTTGAAAGCTATCAAAAATAGTAAGTGAGAAAGAACTATAATATGAACGGCTCTACTCTAGGGCCATAAAATCTATAGAGGTTACAAATGGATGCAGAATTTGCACGAAAATACTTGGATGGTGAAGTGACGATTGAGGACGCTCCGCAACCGCCTTCCACCGAAACTGAAACCACCCCGTCTGAAACAGGTGCTCCTCCTGCGAATGACGATAAACCTGAAGACCAACAGCCCGACGAGGGTGGAAGTGGTGCTTCTTCGGAGACACCTGCGGAAACCAATCCGTCTGAAGATGGTGGGACTGCAACCCAGCAGACTGAAGATGGCAAGGAATCTAAAGGCAAACCAGGCTTTCTCGATGGTAAGAAGGATAATCGCCTTCCGTACCCGAACGCCAAAAACTCGGACCTTGAAAAGATGAAGGCTAATCAGGCTTTCATTCGTCAGAAGAACAAGTTCAAGACCAAGGTCGCCCAGCTCGAAGAGCAGAACGCTAAGCTGAAGGAACAGCTCTTGAAGTTCTCCGCTGTCAACGTGGATAGCCTCAAGAACGATCCCGAAAAGCTGATGGATCTCAAGCTTGCTAAGAATAACATTCAGACGCAGATGAAGAACATCGAAGCTCAGCGTAAAGCCGCTCAGGAAGAGCAGGACGAGTTGGAAGCTGAGAACGCCAACCGCATCTATCAAGAGCGAGTCAACGCTTGCTTTACTGATGAAGCGGAAAAGAATCATTACAACACGTTGATGGCCAATGGACGTGAGAAGTTTGTGGCTTACTTGCAGCAGACTGACCCGGAAGGTGCTATCTTGCAGTATCTTGATGACTGTGACATTAGTCCTTTGATGGTTAGAACGCTCATGACCAAGCCGGATATCCTTAGAAGCGTTGTCGAAAAGCGCAACCCTATCTCTAAGGCTATCGAGCTTAAGTCGCTTGAAAACCGCATCATGCTCGCTCGTCGTCTCAAGCAGACGTCTGGCGCTCCAAAGGCTAACACAACTCCACCTGCCAAGAAGCTTCCTAGCACTGGCTCGCAGACTAATCCTAACGGTGGATCCACTCCGGATCCGGTTCGCGATCAAAACTATTGGAAGAATTACTTGGCTACTCATCCTTAATCGAGCTCACGCTCAGGTAATACAATGCCGAATTCTATTGTAACTAACAAGCTCACCGACTTGGTGGCTCTCCGCTTCCTTGTGAATGCGCCGTTCCTCACTGTCGGTGCCAAGGAACACTTTAAGGACCAGATGCAGGGCAAGCGCGCTGGTCAGGAATACACCTTCGTTATCCGCGATGCCGCTCCGGTCTATGATGGTGAAGAACTCAAGGCTCTCGAAGCTGACACTACCAACTACGGCACTCTCGTTGCTGGCTCTTCCAACACTGACGGTGCAGCTATCGTTGATGGCACCAACCTGAAGAATACCATTCAGGAACGTGAAATCAAGATGAAGCTCCGTGACTTCGCTCAGTTCCAAGATACAAACCTCATCGAACCGGTGACGGACATGAATTGGGACAAGGAAGTTGCTACTCCGAACGGTGGCGCAATGGCTCAGAAGGTCGTTAAGGCTGCTGTGACGGGCGCTCTCTCCAACGCTTCTGTGGCTATTGTTGGCGGTGGCTTCTCCGCTCTTGCTGAAGTGGCTGCTCACATGACGTCCATCTCTGGCGAAAAGATCTACGGCTTCATTGATCCGAAGATTCAGGCTATCCTGACTACGAACGGTCAGCAGTTCCAGCCGGTTGGCTCTCCGAGTTCCTTCTACAAGTCTGGCTTGCTCGGCACGTTCCACGAAGTTGAATATCGCTCTCAGCGTTTCCTCCCGGTCATTTCTGCTCCGTCTGCTCAGTTCAACGCTGGCACGACTGTCAAGAATGCAGATGGCTCCTTCACTGTGGACACTTCCAAGCACCTTATCAAGCTTACGCTCACCGTGAACGCTGCTGATGATGGCGTGGTTCTCAAGAAGGGCACTCCGCTCAATGTTGAAGGCGTGTTTGCTACCGACCTCATCGGTACTGAAACGACCGAAAAGTTTGCATTTATCGTTGCTGAAGACGTAACGCTCGCTACTGGCGACACCGTGGTCTATGTCGGTGGCTATGTTGACTCTGTCGACAAGGTCCTCGGCACTAAGACTGCTATCACTAGCGGTGGCAAGACCATTGGTTGGGAAACTAAGGGTCTCGGCGCTCGTCTCATGGCCAAGGAAGATGGCGACGTTCTCACTGCTGCTGACTTCAAGAGTAAGAAAGTCACCTTCCCGCTCACCGCAGGTAAGAAGTACTTCATCGGTCAGGTTCGTCTCGATGGTTCTTATGAATTCTGCACGCTCGACAAGCTCGACTCCAACAACGCTGAATCCAAGCTCGGCGCAGTTGCAACCGACAATGCAAGCGTCAAGGTTCATGAAAACCGCGTGGTCAACAACAACACCCTCACGAACCGCACTCGTTGGGATGTTGTGGCCATGTTCGGTACGATTGAACAGCGTGGCGTAGCTAACATCTACGTTGAAGCCAACTAAGTTCCTATCACTCAAACGAAGCATAGTAATTGCCATAACCTCTCAAGGGTTATGGCAGTTCTATGAACTCATCTATGATACAAAGGAGTATTACATGTTTACAATTCGCGACGTTATCACTGAAGCCTTGGTTCGTGCAGGGCTTGCAAATCGCAGACAGCCTCCTCTGGGTAACATGGTCGAAAGCGCTTATAGACTTCTGAAGGGTATTGCAGCTGATTACAGCAAGCACAATCTTCTTCAGTTTCTTCGTCGTGAAGCGGACTTAACAGACCTTGTAATCAAATCGGACATTCAGCTCCTCGGGCCGAACTACATTAAGGGCGTAAACTACTGGGATCATATCACGGATCTTCCTATTCCGAGTACGGCTTACTGGACTGGTCCGAGTGCTGCTAAGGCTTGGGATGGCAATTCTATCGTAGCTCAAATCGAGGTTGTTGGAGCTGGCGAAGTGGCTTGGTCCTATACGCCTTATCCGACCAAGGCTGAAGCTGAAGCTAGGCTGAGAGAGCTTGGAGTGTTCGGAGACGTCATTCCTGCTGGCATACAGCCTAAGATGATTATTGGCACCTTGGATCCGGATGAACCTAACGACTGGGTGCAAGTTGAAATCGCCAATATTGCTAACATTCCGGAGCTGTACTGGGATGTGTCTAGGGACGATATGGCAAATACTGCTGTACCGCTTGGGTTCGTGAGCTTCGAGGACTTTAACAACGGCAACTTTGGCGAGTACATCTACACCTACCAAGAAATCACTGACCGTAAGATCGAGCTTAAGCTTAAGCCGCAATTCGTGAGCTTAGCCAGAGGTGGAAGGCTTAAGATGATCTACAACGTGGCCTACTCGTTTGATCTTGATTCCGTGATGAAGATCCCGAACATCTATCAGGAGCTTTTCATCACGGCGCTGACTTACGCTTTGGCTTGTGAGTATCCGCGCCTTAGTCCTGAACATACTGAACGCTTAAAGACTAACTTGACGAATATCGAGAACAGCGTAAAGACTCCGACCAGAGCTTCCAAGTTTGTGGTTCGCACTCCGACCGGGGCTAACGGCCTTTACAACGTGGCTCAGCTGAACTCTGGAGCATTTATCTACCCGAGGTAACTATGCCACAAGCAAAAATCTTTCAGAACATTGTCGGCGGCTACCAGAACTCCAACATCGATAGGGTCTGCAAGGCTACCTCCGTCAATATGTACCAAGAGTTGCAGGGTAAAGAAGCGTCTAGCCCTGCGATTCTTCGTTCGATCTATGGAACTTCTGTAGCTCTTCAGATGCCAGAAGGAAGGTGCCGAGGAATGTACCGTGTCTCCAGAGGACACACGGGTGGCCCAGTCCTTTATGGCGTTTGGGGGCGACACTGCTACGTGATTTATGAAGGTCTTCATGGGCTTACGTGTTCACAGATCGGAAGTGTATCTAATGCTTACAGCGAACCGGTTTCTATGACTGAAACTAACGGCTACGGCGATGCTCATCCGCACCTGATTGTAGCTGATGGAGCGCAAGTCTATGCAGTTGATACGACTATTCTTCCAGAACTTCAAGCGGCTGATTGGAAAGCTATTCGCCTTCCTTATACCGAGGCCAGTACCACCGAGTTTATACGACCTAGTCACGTTGCTTACGCTTATGGGTATCTTGCTGTACTTGACGCTGGTACTGACGCGTTTGTACTGAGCTGCCAATACCCGTTTGAAGACGACCGATGGGGTGATGATATCTTCATGACCCAAGACCATGTTATTCCTGCCACGCGCAATGACCAAGACGAAGTGGTTATTCCTGAATACACTTTGACCGGACTACCGCAGGGCTTTAGGGTCTACAGCGAATGGTGTGCGGACTCGAACCGCGCATTGGTCTCTTGCGGATCTTTCATCTACACGTTTGGTGATAGAAGCTACCAGTGCTTCTCTTACCACGATGACGTGAAGTTCCCTTTCCAGAGTCCAGATACCGCTGCAAACGCAGTTGGAATCAAGGCTTACCGAAGCGTAGTGGCTATCGGGCAGAGCGTGTTCTGGCTTGGGGCTAGTGACATCGGCGAGAACGGTATCTACATGGCTTCTGGGGCAAGCGCCCAAAGAGTAAGCACACCGGACATCGAGCGCGAAATTGCTGTTATGCGTAACCCGCAAGACGCAGTAGCTCAAGTGTGGCAAGAAAATCATCACCTCTTCTATGCCATTACGTTCCGCACGGACAAGCGTACGTTCGTGTATGATGTGCTTGAAAAGGTGTGGGCCATAAGGTCTTCCTATGATGGCACGATGCCTCAGCAGGAAGGATCTTGGAGACCGCAATTCGCTACGTTCGCGTACAACAAGGTCTTCTTCGGACTGTTGGATGACGACAAGCTTATCTATCTTGACTCCTCGAAGTGGACAGAATATGATAACCTGCTTATCGTGCGCAGACGTCGCAGCGGCGTGATGCTCATGGACTACTCTCCGTTCTACTGCAGCGACTTCAAGCTTATCTGCAACAGTGGCGAAATCCCTAATCCAGATCTTAATCCGAAGGTTACGCTTCGATGGTCGTGGAATGGAAGTAACTGGAGCGACCAAGAGGTTGGACTGCTTGGAACACAAGGTCGTTATGACTGGATGACCGAGTGGTGGAACCTTGGCTATGGCGAGCTTCTTACGCTTGAAATAGCTTGCAGCGACCCGGTAGACTTCTGTATCCTTAACGCTAAACTTCAGGTCGAGCCGTGCGGCTTGATTTAGGTGCTATATGATTCATCAACGAAACCGAGCGCACACGTCTCTTCAAGGTGTCAATTTGGGCGAGTTCAACTTCCTTGAATACGCTCCTGACGCTTTGAAGGGCGTTTGGATCCGCAAGTGGGACGACTTCTTGAAGCTTACGGTGGTTCGTGGCCACGCAATTCTGACAAGTACTATTGCGACCGCTGAAACGTACATTAACCAAGAGCTTCCGGCTCATTCTGCATTTTATTTGAGCGTTCTAAGCTCTTCTGGAGTTAGGACAGTTCTAGTTGGCAGAGATCAACCAGTGTCGATGACTCTTGCCGTCGGCGAACAAATTCAAGCAATGTTTACAATAGGAGACGAAAATGGCTTATAGCAAATATAACTATGCCACCAATGCGCTTAGCGGAGCTGGCACCGGAGCTGCTGCTGGCTTTAGTGCAGGTGGCCCTTGGGGTGCTGCTGCTGGCGGTGTAATAGGTCTTTTGACAGGTTGGATGCAGTCTGCTGCCGAAGAAGAAAACATGGAGCGCAAAATCGCGATTCTCGATGAAGCCGCTCAGACTCTTGGCACTAGCTACAATAACATCTTGGGAATGTACCAAGAATTCGCTAAGAACTACACTCCGGGCGGATGGACTACTGACGAAAATGGTAACAAGGTCTCTTCTGGCGAGCTTGCCATGCAAAAGGCTGCCGAAAAGATCGGAAGCTTTGATCAAGACGTAGCCAATTTGTTCGCGGATGCTGGCCTGTTGGACGAAAACGGCAAGCTGAACAAGGATGCCATGAAGTTTGACTACGACAAGAGCGTGGACGACTTCGTTAATCCCCTTATGGGCAACGTGATCGACGCTTCTAACGCGGCTGTTCAGCACTCCGCAGCAGGAGCTGGCCTTGGAAGATCCACTGGTGCAGCTAGGGCTATCGCAGAGAACACGGCTAAGCAGTACAACGACATCTATAAGACCGGCCTTGACGCTTATCAGCAAGACAGGTCTCAGGCTTACAGCGAATGGTCTGGCTACCTCGACAACGTCAATAAGTCGCTTGACTCCATCATCAATGCCAACAAGTACAGCCTTGAAGCTAACAAGAGCCTTGGCGATGACTTCCTTAACTTCCAGACGGGCTTGCTCGAAAGTGAATCCGGAGTAATGAAGGATAAAACCAACAGCAGACTTGCGCTTGACATGGCAAAGGCCCAGATCTAAGGAGGAACTATGGCCATCAATGCACCTAAATATCAATCTAGTGCGGTAGACATTGCTTCTGCGGCTCTTGGAATCGGGAACGCCTTTAGGTCTGACCGCGAATACATGAACAAAAAGCTCGAAGCTGGCATCAAGGGCGCAGGCGAAGCCCTTGGTGGAGCTATCGGCTCCTATCAGCGTGGAAAGCTTGTCTACAAGGGCGACGAGTATCTTGAAGGGCTTAAGGCTCGCAAAGCTGAGATCGAAGCTCGCTTGCAAGAAATCGATCGCGAGATAGCCGAAGCCAACAGAGAGCAGACCCCTCAAGAACTTGGTCCGAGTCTTAGCGAAGTCGGCGCTCAAGGCATGGAAGGTTATGAACCCGGCATGAACTACGAAGCTTCTATGGAATCGAAGTTCATGTACCCAGACTTCGAAAAGCAGCAAAACGCTTTCAACAAATACCGTTACAAATCTACCGGAGCTTCCGGCTTAATCTAAGAGGCGAATATGTTACCTAATTATCCTTATGGAAAATACGCCGGACTTGGCACTCAGTCTGGTAATGTTCCTGTAGATAGCGGTGTAATGACCACTAACGAAAAGCTTTCTGCCCTTACCGAAGAAAAGGAATCTCTCCAAGAGGAACTTCTCGAAGTCAACGCAGAAATCGAGTACCAAGAGAAGCTGAAGGCTCTGGAGCTTTCTGGCGATCCGATGTGGGAACTAGCTAAAGAAAACTACGTCCGCACTGGAGATATGACAGCCCTTCAGAATATCATGAACCGTCATTCTACCGAGAAGATGCAGCAGCTTACGGCTCAGGCTACCGCAGACGCTCGTAAAGAGACCAAGGAAGAGCAAAGAGTTGCGGATGTCCGTTCGGCCCGTACAAACCGCGATATTCTTACGGAACTTCTGAAGACATACAACTCTGTGAAGGGCGACCCGACCAAACAAATCGAAGCCGGAAACGAGCTTGTTCGACAGTTGCAGAAGACCAAGGAAGCGGCTGACAAGGCTGGAATGACCGTTCAAGATCTCTATTCTGAAATGCCTGAAGAGCTTGAAGCGATTAACGTAGCTATTACGGAAGCTCGTGGTACTGCCAAGACGCGCATTGAAAAAGATCAGGAAAAGAATGCCAAGAATAAAGCTCACGCCAAACTTTTAGCGGCTGTCAAGAACGAGGTTGACATGTTTAACACAGGAAAACCCGACATTGTGCAGCTGACTAGTAAGAAAAAAGATCTGGCAAAGGCTTATCCTGGCTTTATTTTCAGTGTTAAGAATCAGCAGATCGAATTCAAGGAGAAAGCAAAATGAACTTTGTAGATTTCAAAGACTGGATTGCGAATAAGGAAGCCGAAGATGCTATGGAAAAGCAGGTGCTTAACCGTATCATGAGCTACGTTATCGCGACAGAAGCTTCTCCGGGGAAAGAATTTCGCTTGAATGTCCTTGGAGGTCTTTTGGCTAGAGACCGCGATGCGTTTGCTCTTGCTCTTCAGAACAACCCGGCATGGCAAGAGGATCTTCAAAAGGCTGTTTACGGCGAACCGTGGAGCTGGAAAGCCGATCAGGTTGCTAAACTCCTTGGCTTCTCTGGCGATCCTTCAAAGATGTTTGAAAGAGACGGAAAGACGGATCTTCCTGCTTGGAGGAGCCGTTCTTCGTCTGACGACCCGGAACAGATTGCCAAGGATCTTGACACCTACTTCGTGCCTGAAGAGAATTTCGAATCGGGCAAGCTGTACAAATGGTTAGAAAACGAACAAGCTAACTATGACCGTGCAAAGAAGTATAGCTCTCCCGGATATTCTACTCTCTCTTTGTTTGCACCAAGAACTGTCGAAGCTTGGAAACAAGGTAAAGACGCATCCGGAAAGGACATAGGGCTTGACATTGGAGAAAACGTCCTTCAGGCCATTCCGTATGGACGTGCCGGATTTGGTCTTGTTAAAGCAGGCGCTCCATTAATGCTTAAGGCTGTTGGGGCTGCTTCCAAGGCTGCTAAGACAAGTAAGGTTGTTGACAAGGCGCTAAATCCTTACATAAGCCCGAAAGCTCTTGACATTATTTTTGAGCGTGCTCCCATTGAAGGGGCCATAAACTTTGGTTCGGCTCTTACGGCTCCTTTAGCGACGGAAGCTCTTGATGCGCTGCTCTATACACCTGAAGAGAACCTTGGCAGATCCGAGTTTAATGCTCGTGATGTAGCCGAAGGAACGCTTACCAATCTGGCTGCTCCTGCTGCTTTAGGCATGGCTACCTCCAGATTTGGAAGAAGGTCTGGACTTTGGGGCAACAGTGCCAAGGACATGGCAGAGAACTTTGGATCTTATGACCCGTACGTTAGCGGAAAGGTCGCTAAACTCAAGGCTAGATTCGGCAGTGATAGCCCTACTTCCGGCAAGACCCTGTCAGCTGCCATGGAAAAAGATGCGGATATTACCGGAAAGATCGAAGACGCAATGCGCAACTACAAGGGAAACGACCTTGATTCGTGGAAGAAAGGTCTAACCGAAGATCAAAAGAAGCACATTGAGGCTATTCAGAAGAATTTTGAAATCCCCGGCAAACCGAGCATATCTTCAGCCTATCGAAACGAATTCGATTTCCAGAATCCTAACGCGCTTTCTGAGACTAAAGTGCTTTCTGAGACCAAAGTTACTCTTCCAGATGGTACAGAAACTACTCTTGATAAGATTATCGGGCAAGATGAAGCTGGAAACCTGATTTACATCAAAAAGGATTTTGACCCTAGCGGAACTTTGTCGAATAGAACCAACATGACTATTCCGACTGGGCCTGAATCCCGTAGTTTTGCTGCTTTAAGACAAGCTGAGCTCGAAAAGCTTGCAAAGGAAGGGGTAGACGTCAACTATCCGGGCCTGATTTTGGATCTGGACAAGAATATTCGCTCCAAAGCAGGAAACGAGACTGTCAAGAAGCTTCGTGCCGGTGCAAAGTCTGGTCTGCTGTCTCAAATGGCTAAGACGTACACTGGAAACAAGATGGGCGAAGGAAAGATGGGAACATCGCTTGTAGGAGCTCTTCCCGGCGTTGATCCTAGCGACCTTGATGCTCTTGACTACATTAATCTTCCGGACGAAGAAGTAGCCATCCTGAAGGATCCTGACATGGTTCGCATGTGGGAAGCTGGCTTTATTCCTTATGAAAACGAAGCAGACCCCCTGTGGAGAATGTACAAGTACTATAAGGAAAACATGAAAGGAAAGAAGAAATGAGGAATTTCGATAACTGGAATGCCTACACTGTGGAGGGCCAGCCCTTCCACGGTAGGTTCACTTTCTATAAGCTTCATACAACCCAAAAGGTGACGATTACTGACGAGAGTGGTACTCCGTTGGACAATCCGATCCTTTCGAACATGTATGGAAGGACTTCCGCGCAAGTCTTCTTGCCTGACGAAGATGTAACGGTCTTTATGGAAAAGTACATCGGTGGTGGCAACATGAGCGATAATCCGGACAATATTTCCGCTTGGAGCGCTGTACGCACCTTTGACAACAT